CCCATTCTGCTAATAGATTTGCTATTGTATTTCTTCTTGAGATATCATCTTCAGTAAAATTTGAAGGTTTTCCATCTAGTCCAAAAAGCTCCTTAAAATGCACAATATAATATTTCCCTTGCTTATGTAGGATATGGCAAGATTGATATAATGTTTTATCTTTTCTAGATGCCACTCCTATACGTGTAAGAGTCTCACGTATTTTTAAGAAGTCTTCATCATTCTTTAATAAGACTTCTACTAAATTTTCTAGTTCTATCATACTCCACCTTTCTCTAATTTCTCTCTTATAATTTTAATTTGATGTGAGGAAAGTATTGAGAGGGCTTGAATAGCCTTAGTGTTGTTATAGCCATAATATTCTTTCACCAGAGTCATATCCCTATCATTATCTTTCTTCACCCACTTTGAGAACCTCTTCTTGGGCCTGACAATATTTAGTAAATACTCAAATTGCAGGAGATTATCTACTGCAAATCTCTGATTCATTTCATTGGCATAACCAATCGTGTCATTGAAATAAGACAATGCTCTATTAGTTAAGAATGGACTATATTCTTTTTCTGCGATAGTATCATTATTGCTACCTCGCATAAGATTATTCTTTGAAGTATTGATAGCATTAATATAATTGAATGGACTTGTTTTCTTTACTGCCATTCTGTATCAACCATAAGTTCAGTTAAGAAAGCCATAAAGTTGACTTCTTGATCAGCCACAAATGCGGACTTATATTGATAGTCAGCAAGTGTAACTACAACTTGTGGTATGCTTGTGGGTTTTGCATATTGACTAACTGTATCGTATATCTTACGAAACATAGGTGCAACGTCACCATCAATATTCTGTCCAACCCATTTACGTATAGAAGTAAACTCTTTGTCTTTTAACAATTGCATTAACTGATTAATATTTGTTTCTGATAGATTAGATAATATACCACTATCGATATGTCCAGTCACAGAATATCTTTGAAGTTCATTTATGATTCTTCGATTATCTGGAAAATGTTTCTTGATAACTTCAGCTACAACTTTTTCTTCAAAAGATATATTTTCAGATTGTAATATACCTTTTACTTTTGAGAAAAAATCACCAGCTAATTTAGGCTTATCAGCATTAGACATTTTAAATTCTATAACAGAACATCTACTATGAAGTGGTTGTATAATCTTATTGACAAAGTTACAAGTCATTATAAAGCCACAATTCTTACTGTACTCTTCCATAAAGTTTCTGAGAGCGGGTTGTACTGTCTCAGCATTACAATAATCGGCTTCATCTAAAATTACATACTTACGCCCACCTGCTAAAGATACAGATGAAGCAAAATTTCTAATTTTAGTCCTGAGAGTATCGATTAATCTACCCTCATCAGAACCATTGATGACAATATAATCTGCACCCAACTCTTCTAACATTGCTCTAGCTACAGTAGTTTTACCTACACCTTGAGTACCAGTTAGAAGAAGATTGGGAACATTTTCTTTATCTACAAAAGTCTGAAATAGAGTCTTCAACTCAGGAATTAATATAGTATCTTTTATTGTTTGAGGGCGATACTTTTCTACCCATAAAAAATCATCTCGCATATAACACCATAATATAAAGTTTCAATATTAAGAAAAGGTTGAGTTAGTCTCAGTTGCTATCCAATATTGAAGATTTTTTGCAGTTGATTTGAAGTGTGAAATACCAGCTTTTGATATCGATACATCATAATCACTTGCACCAAGTTTTTGAAGATTTTCAGTTTTGAAAACCATCTCATAATTATTGTTACTAGAACCAAGACTAATACTATGTTCATTAGATGTTGGGTTTTTAGTATCAGTTGCTACTAAAGAAAGATTACCTTCAGCACCTCTAAACACAACTTCAGGAAGTCCTAGTTGATTAGCCGCTGAGATTATTTGTTTCATATCATCAGCAGTTACTTTAGTATTAACATCAGCATTATCTAACTCTAGATTTTTATCAGGAGCAGAAGTTACCATAGAAGGATCAGTATAAGTATATCTTGACTTATTATTGCCCTCTGACAATGTTACTTCTTTTTCACCAAAGTTAAAGTCTGGCTTATCGTAAAGACTAGCTAGTCCTAAGAATTGATTCAATTCATAGATAGCAAAGTTTACAGGAAGACTTTCACCTATTGTGGCTTCAGCCAATATATTTTTCTGCTCTGATACTGTTCGAATAGTATTTCCAGCTTTAAACGATAAAGATGGATTTATACCCGAAAAGTTTTTCAGAACGTCCATGGTATCATCACTTATTTGCATCATCAATTTCTCCATTTTCATTTTGCATTTGATTTATATGTAAAGCCATTATAGCATAATGGGCCACTTTTAGCAAGTCAGAACGATTTAATCCGTTCTTCTTACCATATCGTTGAGCATATTTTATTATGTTACCCAACATAAATCCCTCTCCGTGTCCACAATCAATTATGAACTCCGTGGATTGGAATTGATTTGTAGAATAATGTCCTTTATATGTTGCAGAAATATAATCATACAACTCTTTAAGGATTTTATCCTCACTAAATTTAAAACTTACTTTTTCTGTCATTCTTGCATACCTTCCCAATTATCGCAGATACTTCTTAATACCATACCTACATAATCATCATAACATTCTTCACTTTCTGCATATGCATATATCTCGTCAACTTGTTCTTGATTCAAATCTTCAATATCTTCAACTTTAAAATGTTCAGATATATCTTCCCAAACCCAATTATGAGCCATTTGCTCCATCTGATCTTGTAACTTATGCATCTTAAATATTTGAAATTTTTCACTCATTCTAGATTTCCTAAATTCAATTGCACACCTTTATTAGGCTTACTTTTCATTTTTTCTAACTCTTTTGGATCAGCAGTTGCAGAGGCACCCAATTGTGCAATATCTATTAAACTACCACCAAAAACATAAGAACCAGTATGAGATAGCCTCATCCATGGACAATACCAAGTATCAACACCAGCTTTGGCCATCCATTGACAAAACATATAATCTTCTGATAGATATCGTTTTGAATCTGGACATATTAAAGATTGGAAATACATACCGATATCTCGGCTGCCGTCAAAGTTTTTAGTTCTAACGTGATCGGGAAAATATCTAAAATCTGGATAAGCTTTATCAAACTTTTCAAAAGCAGTTCTACTTATCATCATAAACCCAGTCCCACCTTCTAACACTTTAACAGGCTCGTCTAGACGTATTTCAGTATGTCCCTCTGCTGGATTAAATACATAATCTCCAACATAATTTTCTAACTCTTGAGGATTTTCATCAGCAAATCCCTTATCAACAGCCTGTTTAATTTTCTCCCAAGCTATTGTTTTCTTTGGATAAGGACCACAAACAATCTCTTTATCACCTTCGGCTAATATCGCTAGTGATAGTACATCATTTGGATCAAATCCAATATCTGAATCAATGAACATCATATGGGTATAACCACTACGTAAAAATTCATCAACACAATAATTTCTTGCTCTAGTTATTAGAGACTCATTAAACAAATAGAACATCTTAATATCCATATTATAAGCTTGTCCTATCTTAGCTAAGTCACAACTAGATTTAGTATACATACCATGGCATTGTCCGCCATACATCGGGGTAGCTACAAAGATTTTCTTTTTACGTAAATCTTCTAACTCAACTGATATTTCCAAAATCAAACTCCTTGTTCATTATTAAAACCATTATATACCAAAAAGCCCATCTTTGTCAAGACAGGCTTTTCTTTTTTTTTATTTTTTGATTAGTAAGGTATCTCTTCACTATCAACAGTTTCACTATCAGTGGAAACTTCACTATCAATTTTAGTGTATAAATCTTTGAAAGATAATTTAGTATCTTCATCAAATCTATTTATGCACATATCAATGGCTGTCATTTTGTCATTGAAAATTGAGAAAGCTTTCGCTATGTGAACTAGCCTTCTAGTTGAGATAATCTCATCAACACCACCATCATAGAAAGTTTTTCTAATGATATCAGCCCAATCGACAAGTTTATTTGAAAAATTGATATCGTTGATTTTCAAATCATCAAATACTTTACCAAGTATTTTCTTTTCAATTGAAACTGAAGGGTATTCTTGCTCAACAGTAATTGGGAACCTCTCAAGAAAGGCTTCATTCATTACGTTGGTACCGATAAATCTACCATCATCAGAACCCTTACCTTTAGTGTTAGCAGTGGCAACAATAGTGAAACCAGCTTTTGGTTTAACAAACTCACCAGTTTTCTTGATGAAATAACCTTTGCCCTCAAGAATAGATTGAAGACACATAACTTTGGCTGGGTTAGCCAAGTCAAGTTCATCAAGTAGTGCTACTGCACCCTTTTCCATCGCATTGATGATAGGGCCTTTGAAGAACTTTGTATCGCCCTCAATAAGTCTGAAACCACCGATTAAATCATCTTCATCAGTTTCAACAGTAAAGTTGATTCTGATAACTTCTCGCTTGGCTTGGGCACAAGCTTGTTCGATACCGAATGTTTTACCATTACCAGACAAACCAGTCACATAAATTGGGTAAAACATTTTTGAACTAACAATCTTTTTAATAGATTGAAAGTTACCGAACGGAACGAAAAGTGGATCAATCGCAGGGATTAGATTCTCAGTAAAACCGTTGTGATCAACAGTTAAACTAGCTTTAGGGGCTGGTATATAAGCCGCTTCAGCTTGATTGGGAACCTCCCCAATAACTTCGGCTTTAACAGCCGTTGTAGCAGTTTCTTGTTCACCTACTGGTAGCTGATACAAGCCTCTGCCGACACGATACTTCCAAGCACCGTTATCGTCAGTACCGTAGATTAACCAGCTCGGCTTGGGAAAACCCATAGCTTGAACCTCTTTAATCTGGGCGGCAGTAATTGTGTTGGTACCGAATTTCTCAATTGCAGTATCAACAAATTTCTGTTGTTTATCATTTAAAATCATATTTTCACTCTCTCTAATTATTAAAAACGAATCACTTACACTATTATAATAGCAGGTTCTCTGGAAAAGTCAACCCCTCAAACCATATTTTATGCCACTAAATCAATAAATTTTGAAAGCATTAATCGGCTAGACTTTTTACCTTTGTTAGCTTTTCTAAAAGCTTGTCTTATCTGAGCCGTAGTAGCAGTTTCAGAAACTTCTATTGAACCATTTGAAGTTTCTAAATCTGAACCGAGTACTGCAAACTGGGTAGTGTAACCAGTATCTGTTTTGTCGGATAGAATTGTGAATTTTTCTTTTTTCATTTCTGTCCAAGCTGATTCTTTCATATTGTATTTCATATCTCTAGGCATTTCACTCATAGCTGAAGGCTTTCTATTTGGAAGAATATGAAACCCTATCACATTAGTTTTGGTAAAATCTGCTAGTGACTTCAAAAGGGTTCTAGTCACTATATCACCACCGTAGTATTCATTATAATTTAGTCTATACTGTTTTTTGGTGATTGGATTGATAAAACAATGTCTGCTCCCTCTCCCATACCCATATCTCTGTTCAACATAAGATTTACCCAATCTAGCATCACCTTCGAAATGGGACCAGTAATAAAGTGGGTGACTACCACCATCAGTTAAGAATACTGTATTGACAACATCTAATCTATTT